CCATCTCCAAGCGAAACCGTGCCACTGTTGCCAGCGGAATCAGCGGTCATAACTTCAAGACCAGCAGTAACAACATACGTGTTAGCGGGAAGTTCGATGCACTCAAACACATCGTTTGCAGCGTTAGTCGTAGAGCTAAAATCTACAACCACGCTAAGTAGTTTGACATCAACGGCATTTGAGGTAATACCAGTGCTGCCACCACCTGTAATAGTATAAGTAGCCATTTTCTAGTACTCCTCTCTTAACTGTCTAGGTCCATCAGACCCTTGAACGCACCCTTGAAGCCCGTGCCACTGCCCTTGAGAACTTTACGTCCGAAAACGTGAAGACCTCTAACAATGTCAGCAAAGCTGTCGGGGTCACGAATCACTTCTGTCTTGGCAATGTGCGAAGCCGTAACAACAGCACTCTTATGCCCGTACAGAATAAGCGTCTGACCGGAAGTTGCGGAAGAACCAAACGTGTGCGTAGCCGCAGAACCCGTAGAACCAACTGCAATAGCGTTGGACTGATACAGGTCGAAACCATGCAACTGTTGGGCGGTTACCTTGCCGTTCAAGAGAGGCGAGGAACCGCCGCCCGTGACCGACATGTCCATAACCTTAGACGAAGCGCCTCTAAGAACTTCGTAGAACTGCGGCGGTGCCACAAGCCAACGATTTTCTTCAGGAACGTCGTTTTCGTCAAGATTACGAGCAGCCTGTGCAACAAGATTAGCAACTTCATCACCAGTGTTGGCGGAAGTGCCTTGCGTTGCAAGAGTACCGCTGGAAGCAGCGGCATTGTCGTAAATGTTCTTGAGAACATTATAGTCGAACGCTTTCTTCAGCGAGTAAGCACCCGATGAAGTGGAAAGCGATTCAAAGTTAAGATGACTGTGACGCTCTTCAATGTCATCGACCTTAAAGGCAAAGTAGTTGCCCTGATCGACAACCAGTTGAATCTGGTCATCAGACAAGTCTTCCGTATTTACCGTCGAACCTCTAGCATAAGAACGGACCGTGATGGACGGTTCTTTGATGATGTTCACGGTATCGCCAAAATTCTCAATTTCACCAGCATAGTCGGTATTGGTGATTGCTTCAGCTACCGATGCGCGTCGGAAAAACTTGAGAACTTTTTGGCTGTAAATTGTAGGTACAAAATTACCAGACGGTAAATTCTGATACCCACCAGCGCGAGTAAAAGCCATTTTGCTTCTCCTTGATTTTGGTTAAATGTTAAATCGAGTCAACGATACGCCCGTCACGGGCAGCAGCGTCAATCTCTTTCTCTAGTTTTTCATATTCCCACGGTTTGAGGCGGGAGATTTCTTCAATAGTCCAAACTTTCTTATCAGAACCTAAAGGCTCTAAACCTTTACTGGTTCTTGTAACAGCTTGTGCAGCTTGTGCATTAGACTGTCTAGAATTAGAACGAGTAGACCTTGATTGACCGATATCAGCTTTATAAAGATCAATTACTCTAGCGGCCCATTTTACATCTGAATTATTATAGTACACACCATCAGATATACTTTCAGGTTGTTCGTTAAGCCAATTGATAAAGTTTTCGTCAGTTTTAAGTTCGTTGAAATCTGGATGAAGTGCAAGAAGTTGTTTTTCTGAAGTAACTCTTTCAGCTTCTACTTCTTTTTCTCTCAGATTTTCAAGTTTTTCTTCAACTTCCTTTACTTTATCTTGTGCTTGAAGAGTAGAGATAGTTTCAACTACATCATAAACGTCAGGATATTGACTACGGAAGTTTTCTAATTCTTCTCTTGTCTTTGGAAGCTCTTCAGCAACATTAATAGGTTGTTCAGCCATTTTAAGCTTTGCTTCCATTATCTCTCGATTTTGACGCCATTCGTTAAGTTTGGAATCGTAGTGCTTCTTGAGATCGTCGTAACGCTTTTTGTAGTCGTGTTCTTCTCTTTGAATTACACCGTCAGATTTTCTAGGAGTAGCCGCTTGTTCAACAACGGGGTCCAGTTCGTCTTCATCTGGTTCATTCAATGTTCGCCTGTACTCATTTTCATATGGGGTAGGCTCTAGTAATTCTTCTTCTTGTGTAGTATCAGTCATTTTTATTATCTCCTTTTTCTCTGGGGCCGACACGTAGCCGGGTAGCCGTTCAGAGGAGTAGTGTTAATTAGCGGGGCCGATATTGTATCGGGTAGCCGCTCCGTTTAAAGACTTTCTTCAGTCTTACATTCCTTGAAATTTTATAGGTACTGACCAATATCTATTACCACGTTTAATAATATCATATCCACGATATTTTTCAGCTTCAACAGCTTTATACCATGTTGGATGGTTAGTACCTTTTAACATTAAATAACTTCCTAAAGGTAAATTATGTTCTTCTTCTTGTTTTTTAGTTGCAGGAACAACACTTCCCATGTGTCCTTTATCTGGACCTTCGCCTTCGTAGGGTTGTAATCCAAATTTTTTTGCGGTTTTAATATCATAATCAGACCCTTCTGGATTAAATTTTAATATACCGCCTTCATTGAGTTTTTTTTTACAAGCCCTCCACCTCTCATATCCAAAGTCTGTTTTTCCATAGTCTTTGTAGGAGGTTGTAAAGGATTGTTAAAACCGGGATTGTCCACATTACCAACACCTTGCATTGGAACGTATCCACCGCCTTTCATCATAGGCATAGCTGGTGCTTCTTGAGGCATAGCTAATGCTTGTTCAGGCATAGGCATTTCTTCTTCAGGCATAGGCATTTCTTCTTCAGGCATTGCATCGCCTAAACCTTCAACATCTCCGGTAGGTCTTTCCATAAAATTTCCATCTCTTACAGATGATAGTTGTTCTCTAAACTCAAGACCTTTTGCTTGTAAATCTTCCAGAACATCCATTCCTATAAACGGAACAAGTGCTGCCGGAATACGATATTCATAGTTAGAAATTTGAATAGGGACTTCTGCTTCAGTATCGACTCCTTCTAAAGGAACACCATCTGCTTGTGCTTCAGTAGCAGCTTGTCGCACCATTTCGTTAATATTCTCATACCCTACATATAGAATAGTCTCGTAAGGAAGAATAAAGTCACCTTCTTGAGCAGTTGCAGGAACATCATCTTCCATAGATGCTACACCCTCATCAGGTAAAGCACCTTCAGCTTCATTCACCATTCCCGGCTTTAAAGCATCGCCTTCTAATAAGGGCGACGGTGGTGCTTGTTCTACATCCATCATTTCTGGTCTGTCCATTAGTGCCATTTTATTTCTTCCTTTTTGGTTAGTATAAATTTTATATGTATATAGATATTATGCTCCAACATCTTCACCACCTGTATCATCCGCTTCGCCTTCTGGGTCACCGGGCGCACTGCCTACATCATCCGCTCCTACGTCTTCTGCTGTTCCGGCAGACCCAACACCCGGTCCCCCTCCCGGTCCTTCTTCATCACTTATACTTAATTCACCTTCTGCTCCTCTACCCGGTGCTTGTGCTACTGAGTGTGCTGAGAACATTCCCGCAGTTGAACCCATCTCTTGATCTGTTAAATCTATTTCATCAATTGTCATAGTTTTTGTATCAATTGGTGCCATAGAAATCACACCCAAGTCTGGTTCATTAATACCAGAAAAGAAGGCGTATCCGCGAGCCAGCGTGAAAGGTACACCAAGACCAAAAGCGCCAAAAATAGCAGCAGCGATTGCCAGTGACATAGGACTTAGTTGTTCGTCCATTCCCGGCGCGTTAGCTTGATCTCCTGTATCTTCTTCATTAGGATCATCAACATTTTTTTCTTCTTCTTTAAAAATCCTATTTGTTTGATGTATGGCTGGGTCTTGTACAGTTCCGCCATTATACATCATCATTGCTTTGGATATTGATAAAGAATCTAAATTAGTCATATTATTAGGCGTCGCCATCATCATTCGTACTATGCCAAGTTTCTAATCTTTCTGCTTCTATCTCTTCTGGAGTTTTTTGTACTGGGCCTATTTCTCTTCTCCAAGAACGCGGAGTAGCTGTAGAATAATCTGTAGGAACTTGATCTTTTACACTATCAATGTACTCTTGAGTAAGCAATACAGCATCACTTACATTTCCTTCTAGCATATCTTTATAAGAATAATCATTTCTTAATTTTTCATTGTGTATAATAGCATCAAGATAGCTAGTATCAGGTTTAATAGTTTTTAAAGCTCTTCTTGTATACGTAAGATGATAACCACTTGTTGCAGAAGAATTAAATAAATTATTTTTATAAAAATCTATAGCTTGCATACCTTGACTAACATTTAAAGTTCTTCCTGTAGTTGTTACTTCTTCTTTATATAAATCTTTTAAATCTTGTATGCCGCGAATTTCTCTATACTTCCCATCACCATCATCTATCATTAATTTTTTAGATTGAGGATTCCAACTCATTTTCCTACCAGAATCTTTTAACATTTGAAAAAGCTGATTACCTAAAGAATCAGAAGCACCTCCATCGAAAACAAGATCGTACGTAGGACCTCTAGGAACTTCTGTTGTACCTTCAGGAACTTCAGGTAAAGAAGCTAAAAAATCATCTAAACCCTGTTTCCATTCAGTCCATTCAGGATTTAACCTTTCTTTTCCAAACCACGCTTTGTAAGTTTGAGTATCGCCTGATTCAGCGCCGATATCAACGTCATCTTTGTATAAATCTTCAATGATTTTATCAGGTTCATCACCAAAATCAGGAACATCAATTCTATCTATATATTGTCCACTGTAAGATACCCATCCTTCAGGAGGAGAGAACCCTCCAGTAGGAACTTGAACTATTTCTTTTGTTTCAGGATTCCAAAATATTTGAGGAATATTGTCAGGAGGATTCTCAGGAGAGGTAAATCCTTTATCTTCCCAATCTACAGTTCTGTAACTGTCACCAGTATCTACTTTAAAACTTTGACCTAAACCAGATTCATCAAAAATACTTCCTAAACTTTTATCAACAAATCCTCTTATTTCATCACTTGTGTATCCTTCGTAAGGTGAGATAGGTTTAGGAGCCGGTTCTACGGGGTCAATACCGGGAGATGGAAAGTAGGGTAACTCAACAGTAACATCTTCAGGAGGTGTAATTTGTCTTGGATGCTCACCGGGAGATGTTACTGTTTCAGGAATACGCACATACCCCGGCTGTCCTTGTCTAATCCAATCATCACTTGGAGGAGTCCACCCTCCCGTCGTGGTGCTATGTCTTTCCCCTGTTTTTTTATTGTACCACTGAACAATAGCTTGAGTTGCTGGGCCATCAGGCGGCGTCCATCCCGGCGTGTCAGGTCGAGGAGAGCGCGGTTTTTGCCTAGCCCTATTATCGGGCATAGTTTCAAAAGCAGATTGTGTATCTTGACCTACATATGACACATTTGGTAAATTAGGATTAACAAAAGAATCACGATATGTAGGATATATGTTAGGGTCTGCCATAGTTACTTATCACCTTTCCATTTAGAATCTGCTTCAACCGACACCTTGAGGTTCACCAGTGTTTCCAGCAAAGCCAGCTTCCCCTGCAATCGGCGCATCTCCAATTCCGATTCCGCCCCCACCAGTTGCCGCTGCATCATTTGGGCCAACTGTTTGAGGTACTCCTCCAGCGGCTCCCATAGCTGGGGGTTGCTGACCAGCGGGAGAAGGTTCTTGGCTTGTTGGTTGTGCATTTATACCTCTCAAAATATCTGCGAAAATAGCTGCGTCATTTACGTCGTTAACAAGCAAATCAGGATCAATATCTTGACTGATAGCAAGTTCTTTTATAAGGTTTGGAATCTTGATGAACGGAGCAAGCATTGGATTTGAAATAGTCTGAAGAAGCGTAGTAAGACGCTGACTACGTACTTCCTTTTGAACTACTGCGCTTGTTCCTCTTGGTTTAATTTCAAGATCACCGTGTATTTCAGGCATGTAAGTATTGAATTGCATGTTCCATTGAAAGTACGATTCTCCAAGAGGCTTGAGAAGAAAATCATCAATGTTCTTGATAACAGTCTTGATACTTAATCCTGCGCTGGACATAAGCATACTTAAACCAGCGGCAGTTCTTCCTGTTCCTGTAACACCTGTCTGCCCGTGTGTGATACTTGGAATACCAGTTTGTTCGTCAGCAAGTTGCCTTGCTTTGTCGTACATCTGAATATTTTCTCCAGCAGTATTAGGAAACTTGATACCGTTAATAGCTGTTCCTGTTACGCCAGATTGCCTTCTGAAGACTTTACCGGGAAACACATCATAAGATTGTCCCGGTACAAGTTGAGCTTCGTCAATATCAAAAACAAGATTACCAGCTAAAGCAAGATTGTCAATAGCCATTCTTACGTGACCGTTCATCAACAGTTGACTATCTTCCATGTTTTCCGCAACACCTACACCAAAAATTTGATAAGGATTAAGTTCAAACGGAAACGAGTAGTACGGAAGTCTAGTAGGAAGAAATGGATTAGAAACTATTCTAAGAACTTCTTCACCACAAACCCAAACATTTACCTGAACAGATCGTCCCGAATCCTCCGATACTTCGAGGCCAGCTTCTCGTGCAAGTGCCGTATCCATAATACCCCAGTATTCCAATACCTCATAACGGTTTTTTTCATTAGTAGTATCCTTTTCACTATTGTACAAAGTACTTTCAAAATAGCGTTCTTGATAGTTTGGACCTTCATCAAGAACTCGCTTAATAGCATCTTCATCGAATAAAGGACGGTTAAGAAGATCACGTAATTGCTCCCTGTTAAATCTGTGTCTTTCGATAACATATTCACAATCATTGATAGAGGTAGCAGAAGGATCAGGATAAAAATCCCAACAGCTAACGGAACTTAAACGAGGAACAGTTTTTTCGTAAGGCTGGTATTGTTTCTCGTCTTCAGGACTACCTTCTTCTGGAGTTACCCAGTTGTGTACCGTCTTGCTATAGTTAAACGGCCCTTTTACAACACCTGTGCCTAATAAGGAACACTCAAACAACGAATGTCTCATAATAGTTACTGCGTTAGTGTCTAAAAGTTGATCTTGAATGCACTTCTCCATATAACGTGCGGATTCTCTTGCTGGGGCTATTTGAGGTTGATTAGCAACTTTAGCTACACCTTCTTCTAAATTAGCTCCTTCGTACTTTTCACTTAAACCCCCTAGCATGGTAGCTTGTGTAGCACCCGGTAAAAGTTCTCTACCGTCACCGGGAAAACCATAAGGGTCTTCCTCTTCTTCTTGTTGAGGTTGTTGTGAAAGATGAGCAAACTCAGCAATACCTTCAGGAACAGGTGTAGACTCTACGGTAATAGGAAATTTGTTTTGTGAAAATAAAATATCTACAATCTGTCCGTAAGCAGCAAGTACTTTTGTCTTT